TAGTAGTAGACTCCGCAAAAAAATAGAAAAAATCTAGCAATATGAATCACTGGTGCAACGGAATAGGGATCATAACTTCATTGTTCCTAATCATGGGGTTGCAGGCAAGAGGGGTATATGAGTTATATTTAGAGTGCCCTCATGCAATCACATTTGGTGAGTCCACATTGCATGGTACAGTGTTATTGCCACCACTCCCATTACATATGGCTGGTACATTAGAAGTAGAAAGTTCGTGTAGCATGGATGTACATAATTCGCTAACCACAGCAACAACATACACCCAGCTAAATTGGGCTAAGAAACCTGAACATACAGGCTCTGCAAGTAGTACATCGTTTAATGTTCAGTCCACACAAATTACACTGAAGGGAACTTGTATATTGGGGCATAAAATTTTAGAACAGGCATATAAGCTGCGGAAATCAATTGTATGCTATGATCTAATTTGCAATTTAACTTCATGTAAGATTGAGCTTCATTATCTTAGTCCTGTACATGCTTGTACACTGATGAAGACATGTCTTGTTGCAGTAGGACCTTATAGAGTACAGATTATATTTAGAAAAACATTTTGTAGTACAGGTATAATTGTTGAAGGAAGGTGCTTTAGGCCAGATCGCACGATTGCAGGCAATACAAAATATGGTCTTTTTGAAATTGTTACATTAACTGTGCAATGTTTTCTAATCGCTAAAGAGGATGAAAGGTTAAAAGTCATGGAGGAATTTGAGAAGCAATATCCAAATGGCTGTCAGACCGGCTCTAACCAGCATAAATTTCAAGGTTATTACATCTGCATTATCGGAGGGAGTTCAGATATTATCCGTGTTCCAAATGAAAATGATCCACGGGCAATGCAAATATTCAATGCAATGTTTTACTCACCTTATGGTGAAGATCATGATAGTAATGGAGAAGATATAAGTGCTTTACGTTTAGCAGGACCTGCAGAAGCAAAAGTCCCTAACACAGAATCAGTAGCTAATTTCCATGGAATTGCATTCTCAGGTTCTGCTATGTATTCTTCCCTTAGTGTTTTCACAATTTCGAAAGAACCAAAGTATGTATTTTCTCCAGGAATCATCCCAAATGTTAATCAGTCTACTTGTGATAAAAAGGCATTGCCATTGTTATGGTCAGGACTTACAAAAATTCCAGGCATTTTTGAACCGATAAACAGGTGTAATGTTTTTTGTGTTCTTTCAGGTCCGGGTGCATCATGTGAAGCTTTTGCTGAGGGTGGTATATACAACCTTACATCACCAACATGCTTAGTATCAAGATATAATGCCTTTAGGAGCACAGAACAGCAAGTCACTTTTGTTTGTCAAAGAGTAGATATGGATATAGTTGTATATTGTAATGGTTACAAGAAAGTTATCTTGACTAAAACATTAATTATAGGACAATGCATTTACACTATCACTAGTGTTTTCTCTATATTTTCTGGTATCGCACATTCAATTGCTGTTGAGCTTTGTGTCCCAGGCTTTCATGGATGGGCTACTGTAACACTTGTTGTCACATTTTGTTTTGGCTGGCTGTTGATTCCAGCCTTAACTTGGTTTATTATTGTCACTTTGAAGTTTTTGACTGTTCTCTTTTACAACCAGTCTGAGCAAAGTAAATTCAAAGCATTGCTTAGGAGAATCAAAGAAGAATATGAGCGCACTAAGGGGTCAATGGTTTGTGAAATCTGTAAATTAGAGTGTGAAACACAAAAAGAATTAAAAGCACATAGAACATCCTGTCCAAATGAGCAATGCCCTTATTGTTTTGTACATTGTGAACCTGTAGAGTCAGCCTTCCAAGCCCATTATTCTGTCTGCAAAGTCACACATAGATTCTCTGATGAGCTGAAATCAATTGTCCAAAAGGATGCTAATAACAATACTATTTATAGGAATTTGAGCCTATTCCGGTATAAAAGCAGATGTTATATTTTCACAGTGTGGTTATTCTTACTTTTAATAGAGTCTCTTTTTTGGGCAGCAAGTGCTCAACCTGAACCGCTCAAAACGACATGGTCTGATAATGCACATGGCATTGGTAAGGTATCAATGAAGAATGATTTAGAATTAGATTTTTCACTTACATCTAATTCTAAGTATACTTATCAAAGGGATCTAATAAACCCACATGAACCAACACAAGGAGCATCTTTTCATCTAGAGATTTTCCAGCAGGTAGTGGTAGCAGATGTTCAGTTCTTGGGCCATTGGTATGATGGAAGACTGAATATTAAGACCTCATTTCATTGTTATGGTGAATGTAAGAAATATACATACCCTTGGCAAACAGCATATTGTAAACATGAGTTTGATTATCAGTATGAAAATGGCTGGGCTTGTAACCCACCTGATTGTCCTGGGGTGGGAACAGGGTGTACAGCATGTGGTCTCTATGTCGATAAACTCAAAGCAGTGGGCACAGCATATCGAATCATCAATTTAAAATATGTTAGGAAAATCTGCATTCAACTAAATGAAGAACACATATGTAGAGATGTAGAATCAAATGACTGTTTTGTTACTAATACCTTCAAAATATGTATCATAGGCACAGTGTCAAAATTTCTACAGGGGGACACAATTGTCTTTTTAGGTCCATTAGAAGGTGGTGGTTTAGTGTTGAAACAATGGTGCACTACAAACTGTCAATTTGGGGACCCAGGGGATATAATGAGACTCACAGGGACAGGTTTTATATGCCCAGAATATACTGGGCAATTTAGAAAAAAATGTGCATTCGCACATACACCCATATGTGAATACCATGGGAATATGGTGTCTGGGTATAAAAAGTTGAAAGCCACTATTGATTCATTTCAATCATTTAATACAAGCAATATACATTACACAAATAACAGGATGGAATGGTCTGACCCTGATGGTTTGTTGCGGGACCATATTAATGTTATGGTCAGTCGTGATTTAGACTTTGTAGATTTATCCCAAAATCCTTGTAAAATAAGTTTAAGTACAACAAGTATTGAAGGTGCATGGGGATCTGGAGTTGGCTTTACATTAAAATGCACTGTATCATTGACTGAATGTTCAAAGTTCATAACTACAGTCAAGGCATGTGATTCAGCTATCTGTTATGGAGCAAGTAGCTGTGTTCTCACTAGAGGTCAGAATACAGTGTATGTAACAGGAAAAGGCGGTCACAGCGGTTCTAGGTTCAAGTGCTGTCATAAAGATAAGTGTGCAGATGATGGATTGCTTGGGAATGCCCCGCATCTGGATAGAGTAAATGGCATTGACACAGAAGAGGATAACCATATCTTTGATGATGGTTCACCCAGTTGTGGGATATCTTGCTGGTTTGTAAAAACAGGAGAGTGGCTAAAGGGACTATTCCATGGGAACTGGCTGGTAATTGTTGCTCTACTCGTATTGTTGCTGATTTCTTTAGTAGGTATGTCCTTCCTTTGCCCTGTTAAAAAAATAAAAAGGATTTAGGTTGGTTTCTAGTTGCTATAGAAATGTGAGCATAAAAAAAACAATTGCTTCACTGCTTCACTGCCTCATAACTTTGATTTAGTTTTACTATATTTCCTGCGGTGCCTACTACTAAGATCCATAACTGATTTAATGAGCCATTCGCAGTTTCACTGTTCTTGCGGAGGCTACTACTA